CCGGGTCGCTGCGTGAGAGGTTTCCCGCAGCATTGGCAGTATGACTGGCCCGGCGTGTTCCCTCCATCGGGATCGGCGAGCCTTCCGGCGAGGTCGTTTCGTCTGCAGTAGGCCGATACCTGGCTTTTGGTGAGCCCGAGCGCACGGGCTATCGCGGCATATCCGTGTCCTTCTTTGCGGAGGCTGCGTATTTGTTCTTTTTGCTCTGTGTTCATGAAAACACCTCCCGTCGCTTTCCACTGGAGAAAGGACCGGGGTTTGAGCGGAAACAAAAAAGGCCCGCAGGCATTCCGACGAGGGAACGCCTGCGGGCGTACGGGTGTGGATGGTCATTTCACGCGGATCTTCCAGCCGATCTGGATGAGGTTCACGTTCCTGATGAGCGAGCCGTTGAGCTTCTGGATGGCAGAGACGCTTGTGCCGTACCTGCTTGCGATGGCCGAGAGCGTGTCGCCGCGCTTCACCGTGTGGTAGGCGGCGGATGGCTTGGCGGCGGATGCCCCTAGCTTCTCGTTAACCTTTGCCTGCACGGCGTTGTAGTCGTATCCGGCGGCGGTGAGCCTGTTCCTTCGGTTGTCTCCGTTTCCCCATTTCCCGGCGATCACCTCGGAGGCGATCTCGTCCACGGGCTTCTTCGCGGGCGTTGCCGCCGGGGTGCCGCCGGTCGTCGTGCCTTTCGCGTATCCGTTGAAGCCGCCGTTCTTGATCGCGGACGGGTAGTCCACGTAGGACAGGTCCATGTCGACGTTTCCGTTGATGCCGCTTACGCGTCCCGTGGAGGAATACTGCCAGATGCCGTAGGATCCGGCGTAGGTGCATTTCGAAGCGTACTGCGCGACCCAGTGGGTGTATGCGGTGAGCTTGGAGTCGTCCATCCTCTCGCGGAACCCGGAATTTGTGGAGCCGTAGATGCCGACGAAGTATCCGGCGGCCTCCATCGTCTCGCAGAAGGCGATCGTCGCCTCCGTGATCCCGGCCTTCGCCGAGGCGGGCTGCGCCTCGTTGTCCATGAACACCGGGTATTCGAGCTGCTTGCCTTTGAGGAGCTGGATGAACCTTTCGGCGTCCGCTTTCCCGGCGGTGGCGTTTACGCATTTCGGGCCGACGAAGTAGTAGGCCCCGACCGCGATGCCGTTCGCCTTCGCATCCTTGTAATTGGCCTCCCATTTGCTGTCCGTGTAGAATCCGTCATCCGAGCCTCCGGCCTTGATAATGGCGAACCGGACACCGGACGCCTTTGCCTTCGCCCAGTCGATGTTTCCCTGCCAGTGGCTTACGTCGATTCCTTTGATGGCCATGTTATTGTTCCTCCTTGTCGTTTCTGTCGTGCAGTTGTTCCAGTGCGTTTTTGAGCTTCTCCGGTATCGGAAGGCCGAGGTGTGCGGCGTTCTCGGTGAGGGAGAGCCCTTCGTTCGAGATGTAGAAGAAGATGGCCGCCGTCCTCAGGACCCCTTCGTGGCCGAGCACGTGGATGTCGAGGATGTTGGCGATGCCGACCAGGATGAAGATCAGCATTTTGCGATAGATCCCTTTGAATCCGACGGCGCTTGAGAGCTTCCTGTCGGAGATGGCGCACAGCACGCCGGTGATGTAGTCGCAGACCACGAAGATGATGAGCGCTACAAGGAGCCCGTCGCAGCCTCCGAGGAAGTAGCCGAGCCATCCGCCGATTCCGGCGAAGATGAGCTGGATGATTGACCAGAATTCCTTCATGTGTAGACCTCCTTTGAAAATTGGCATGAAAAAAGGCCGTCCGCGCGGTCGCGGGCAGCCATGGGTGCTGGTATCCGTATTCCGTTATCCGGTTTGCCTTGGGAGCGCCTCCCAGAGCCTCAGGTCCTCCTGTCCGAGGGACCAGATCGCGATCCCGCGGAGCCTCCACCGGTAGGCCGCCTGGTTCGCCCAGTAGACGAGCGAGTCCACGTCCTGGTAGTAGAGGATCGAGAATCCGTCCGCGTCCCCGAGGAACAGGCGTGACAGCCAGATGTTGATGTCCCGTGGCGTGACGGTAATCGTGTAGTCGCTTCCGCATTCGAGGGCGAGCTGCGCCGAGTGGTAGAACTCGTAGTCCATGGAGATGGATTCGCTTCTCGTGGCGGGTTCCTCCACGTCGGAGGTCAGCGTGAACACCTGGAACTCGTCGTCCCATATGCAGTCCGTGCGGCCGATCCTGCCATACTGCGTTACGGTGCCGTCCGGGAATGTGACGTCGAAGCGCTCGTATGGCTCGTAGGTCCATGCGTCGCCCATGCGGAGAAGCTCGCACACGGTCCGGTTGTCGCTCTGGTATCCTGCCTCGCCGCCGGTGAATCCGCTGGTGCTCACGGTGAAGCGGAGCGTGGAGGACGCGCCGGAATAGACGCGCACCGTGTTTCCCCGGATCCGCATCTCGATGGTGTACATCGTGGGATCGGCCCGAAGGTCGGCCGTTCTTGTCTGGCTGATGCTCTGGCTGTAGCTTCCGAGTTTCGTGCTGCCGTCCCAGAGTTCCACGGCCTGCGTGTCATAGTCGAGGCAGCAGAACAGGCTTCCGCAGAAGACCCCGGCGCGTCCGGTGCTTCCGGAGGGGAACGCGAGGCGCGCCCGAAGGTGGATGTCGCGGAAGCCGTCGTAGTTCCATGCGAATTTCCCTCTTCCGTCAAGCTGCGAGTAGACGCGCTCCTCGGAGTGGTCGTCCTCCCGCCAGATCTTCCACGAGCCGGACAGGGTCTGCCAGTAGCCGGTGTCGAGCATGCCGTAGTCCTCGAAGTCCGCGTACCAGATGAGGGCGGAGTCGGGTTTCCTGCGGAGCACCTCGGCCGTGAGCTTGAAGCCTTTGTCCGGTTGGCATTCGTTCCCGTTAACGTCGATGAGCTTCCGGGGAGAGAGCGTGAAGGACGCGGACCCGGCGGACGGCGCTTCGGAAAAAGCGGAGCAGACGCGGAACCCGTGGAACTGCACGCCCTTCACGTCGACCGACACCGTGATGGTGTGCGACCCGGCGGAAAGCGTGATCCCGTTCGCGAGGCTCGCCCAGAAGGTGCTTCTCCAGTATGGCCACCACAGGCGGGACTCCGCGAAATGTTTCCTGGTTCCGTCGATCGACACGTAGATGCCGTTCTTGTCCCAGAAGGGATAGCAGAGGCGCACCGCGATGTCGTAGGTTCCGGAGGACGGGACGGTGAAGCGGTAGGCCGCGCTCCCCGCGTCGCCCATGACGGCGATGCCGTTTTCGCTGGAGACGATGCCGGAGTAGCTGTCCGGTGTCCCGTCGTGGTCCGCGTAGATTGTGCCGAACGTGGCTTTCTGCTGCTTGCCGTAGGCGGTCAGGTAATGATGCCGGTTGTAGGTGCCGTTCAGCTGCGGGTACTCATAGCTCGCGGCGTCGCGGCCTTCCATGAAGTCGTAGACCTGCGGGAAGGCGTAGGGCACCTTGTTGTAGTCGTCCCAGTACGCGAGGATCGGGATGAACGGCTGAGGGGCATTGTCGTCCGTGAAGTTGTACTTGCCGGTCATCCAGTTCTTCGCCGCATAGTAGGTGTTGGACACGCCCCGGTAGGTTTCGCCGAGGTTCTCCGGCGTGTCGTGGATCTGCCAGTTCCATCCGTAGGCGGGAAGCCCCATGAACACCTTGTCCGGTGTCATGACGCGGGATGCGTAGTCGTAGATGCCGTCCAGCCAGTCCTTCGGGGACACGGGCCCGGGAGCGGAGCCTGCCCACGCCATGCCGTAGCTCATGATGGCCGCCGTGTCGCAGTACGGGTCCAGATCCGCGTAGACGCACCAGTTCTCGCCGCCGACCGAGCCGTTCACCGAGTCCATGCCGGGAAGGCAGATGTTGACCTTCTTCGTGCTGTCATAGGCTTTGACCGTGTTCCAGATGTTCCGGAACATGGCGGTGGACTTGGCGTGCGTGGAGTAGTCGCCGCCCCGTTCGAGGTCGATGTCCACGCCCGCGCACCACGGGTATTTCTCCATGATCCGGACAAGCTCAGTCAGGAACTTGTCCTGCGCGCCGTCCGTGTTCTCCCGGAGCGCGGTGAACACGCTGGACGTTCCGTCGTTCCGGACGGTCAGGAGCCAGGTGATGTGCGGATACCTGTTCACATAGGTGAGCATGCCGCTGATCGCCACGCCGGATTCCGTGATCGTCCCGGTCGCGTCCACCTTGAAGGAAAAGAGGCCGACCTGTGACAGGCGGTCCCCGTAGTTCTTCAGTGCGGTGTGCATCCTCGTGTTTCCCATGAACGTCCAGACCATGCATTTGCGGCCTTTGAGTACATCCAGGCTCATATCTGATCGCCGTCCTCCATTTCCCGGAACTCCACGTAGAGCCG